ATGTTTTATCATGCTGAAAGCCTTGAAAGTTATCATTAATGAAATTTCGAACGGCAATTTCTTTAGAATTACAACGTATCATATACGTTAATGGGTCGGTTGGGAAATTTCTACTAAAACATTGGGTGCAATACCCTTTATATTTCGGATTACCTTGTTGGTCAAACGGGCATTTCGTAATCATCTGATGTGTATCCGGGTCTTCACATTCAACTCCTTTGCATCTATCATGTTTCACATCTACCATAGTTTCTGTTTTGCATTGACTACAGCAAATCGCTACGGTTTGTCCGGGTTCGTTGTAGTTTGGTTGGGCTTTTCCACAATTGCATTTCTTAGATTTCACATCTACCATAGTTTCTGTTTTGCATTGACTACAGCAAATCGCTACTGTTTGTCCTGGTTCGTTGTAGATTGGGTGGGCTTTTCCACAATTGCACTTCTTATTTTTCACATCTACCATAGTTTCTGTTTTACATTGACTACAGCAAATCGCTACTGTTTGTCCGGGTTCGTTGAAATATGGTATGGCTTTTCCACAATTGCATTTCTTAGATTTCACATCTACCATAGTTTCTGTTTTACATTGACTACAGCAAATCGCTACTGTTTGTCCGGGTTCGTTGTAGATTGGTCGTGCTTTTCCACAATTGCACTTCTTATTTTTCACATCTACCATAGTTTCTGTTTTACATTGACTACAGCAAATTGCTACTGTTTGTCCGGGTTCGTTGAAATTTGGTTGAGCTTTTCCACAATTGCATTTCTTAGATTTCACATTTACCATGGTGTCTGTTTTACATTGACTACAGCAAATCGCTACAGTTTGTCCGGGTTCGTTGAAATATGGTTGTGCTTCCCCGCATTGGCATTTCTTATTTTTCACATCTACCATGGTGTCTGTTTTACATTGACTACAGCAAATCGCTACTGTTTGTCCGGGTTCGTTGAAATATGGTTGTGCTTCCCCACAATTGCATTTCTTAGATTTCACATTTACCATGGTGTCTGTTTTGCATTGACTACAGCAAATCGGTACTGTTTGTCCGGGTTCGTTGTAGATTGGGTGTCCTTCCCCGCATTGGCATAATTGCGAAACACATTTCATATCATCCTTTTTATGATCTTTACAAAATTGTCCATTTCTTCGACAATATCCAAAAGTTGCTCTTTTACGACAATTAAGGTGTCCACAAAGCTTTGGCATTTTACTATATATATATCTATATCGAGTTGTCCTTACTATAAAAAAGTGGGGTCATTTTTAACAATTTTTAAATCCATCTTCAGAATTTATACGGGTACGGTCAATGCATACAAACAGTATATTATTGGAAAGAACAACGCTGCTAAAAAGCTTATTATGTTAAACCCATTATTCCGTTTAAACGACAAAAATATTGCAAATAATGCAATTGCGATATGAATAAGATTTTAAACATATTTTGAACTAGCATTTTTTGGAATTTTAGTATTACATAAATTCTTAAAACATAATCTACACGTATATTCGTAACGAGGTTTATGATAATCGTAATCAGATTTAACCAATATACAAGAATGATTACATGTGTTTAATATATTACAACCGAGTCGACTCGACAATAATGTATATCTTTTAATAGTGTCAATTTGTTTGTTTTTATATTCAATAACATCTTTTGGAATTTTTAAATATGTACAGCAATTTTTAGCATATTTGTCAATAGCATCTTTGATATCTAAATCATTTTGCAATATATGTGAATAATGTGTTAATTCAATTGGTAAATTTTCAATAGATTCTATATTTGATATCCTGGTGGTGCATTCTTTTATTATTAAATCAATTTTGTGTTTTATAATTATTGTTTTTTTAGTATTGTAATCTATATCATATTCAGATATTAAGTAATCAATATCTTTGGGTAAAGAAAGCAACATATAAAATTGATAGAATATATATATATGAAATAGAATAGTATCATATCATTTTTTTATTAAATATTTTAATCTTTGAAGGGATTTAAGAGATAAGTTATAATTATATGAACTAATATTTACAGAATCAATTATTGAAAGCAATTCTATGCTAAAATCTTCTCCGACTCTATCCGTGCCAAAACACATAAACATTGTAACCGCATATGAATACCAATCTTTAATATGCTTCCAATGAGTCTCGTTCTTTTCGGAATTTATTCCTTTTAAAAAAAAATTATGACGAGGTCTATATTTTTTTGTTCCAAAATTTTGCATAATAGATAAAGGTGTTTCATTTACTTTACAAGAATGTCCATAGTCTATTATTATCCACTTTTTATTGTGGAACATTATATTTTCAATTTTTATATCATTGTGAATTATGTTATTTTCATGTATATTTATTATGAATAAGCCAATATCTTTAATACACGCATTAATAGTATAAGGTATCCAGTAGTGTTTTTCATATTTAATACTATCTAAAAGTGTTATTTCATACAAAGGCATTTTTATAATAAATCCTTCTGAACATTTATTGTAAGATATGTCTTTTAGAAATAACTCAGAATATTCACATTCATTATGATTAATTGAATCAATATATGGTATTACAAATTTATATATATAATTTTTATATCTAAATACAATATCACATTGTCCAATGTAAATGATATCAATGTCATGTTTTTTAACTTTCATACAATACCATCTTTGTTGTTTGGGTTTTTTGCATAACAAATCATATAATTTATAAAATTTACTTATATTTGTATCACTTACCACACCTTCCAATATTGGAATTGGAAAAATAAATTTATCCAATGTATTCATTAATGAGAAGAAAAACTTAAAATTTTATTAAATATTAAATGATATGTATTCAAACCTATAAAAAGAATGATAGAATTTTCAGAATTAAACAAATAACTTGTATTTACATCCCCCGAGTGTAATATATAATATATCACTATGATTGCACATAATTTAGCAATATCGTCAAAATAATTTATGTAGTCATCTGAACTAAGTATACATTCAAAAAGGGATTTATTCATTATAATACACCTTTTTTAAATTTTTAGAATTTATCCCACAATGATATATTCATTGTGGGAGTATTTCATTATCAACTTCTCTTTCGTTTGCGATATCTCTTCTACAAACGGGACATGTCGTATGATTGTGTAACCATTCTTCTATACATGATAAATGAAAAATATGATCACATGTATTGATTGATCTTAAAATATCGCCCTCTTCGTATGATGAATGACATATAGAACACAACGTATTGACATTTGAATCATTTATAAACTCATTTGTTGCAACAAATGTTGATGTTTCTCTTACTAAATTACGTACAGATGTATATGCGGACATTCTTGTACTGGGTATATTTGTAGATAAAATTTGAAATTGTAATTCTGAAGGACCACCAATAACACCTAGAGAATTAATAATATTATTAACAATACTTCTGGGGTCACCTATATATTGCTCTGTATTTAAGATAATATTACCAGATGTGTCTCTGCTATTTCTAAGAGAATCAAAATCGCTTAAAAATTCATTCAATGAATTTGAATTCAGATCTCGAACATTTTGTTGAATATTAGTATCGATTGTTCCAGTACCACCATCCATGTGACCAGTACCACCATCCATGTGACCAGTACCAACACCAGAACCAATACCAGAACCAACACCAGAACCAATACCAGAACCAATACCAGAACCAATACCCGTACCAATACCCGTACCAATACCCGTACCAATACCCGTGTCAACGCCCATACCGCTCTCAGAAATGTTATAAAAATATGGTAAATCTCTCCAGATTTGGTAGGTCGTCCCATTCCCACGACCTGCCCCAGGACCTCTCCCAGGACCTCTTATTCCTGGTCCGTGAATATTTTCATTAAAAGTACTTCCTTGATTTAGTGTGTGATGATTCGGTGCGGGTGGATGATTCGGTGTAGGTGGATGATTCGGTGCGGGTGGATGATTCGGTGCGGGTGGATGATTCGGTGCGGGTGGATGATTCGGTGTAGGTGGATGATTCGGTGCGGGTGGATGATTCGGTGCGGGTGGATGATTCGGTGTAGGTGGATGATTCGGTGCGGGTGGATGATTCGGTGCGGGTGGATGATTCGGTGCGGTGGTGCGATTTATAGTATTTCTTGCATCAGTTGTTCCAAATGATGAATAATTGTCACCATTTGATTGCTGAGACGCGACGTGATTTTGATTATAATAATGTGAATAATAAGGTGAATAATAGGGGTAATTGTATGGATTATTGAAATATGACCATTGTTGAGTGTGATTCGTATTATCCGTATTTTGATTATTTGATTCTAAATATTCATTCTCATCTGAATTATTTGAAAAATAAAAATTGATATTACCACCGTTAATAGAAAATTTTATACTTCTTTCCATTTACTATTTAAATATTTATTGTTTTATGTTTAACAATATTATTGCTTGTTAATTTTAGTTAATAATTTTTAAATTAATAATAAATGTCACCAAATCTGCAATTGGGTCAATGGAATTTCTAATAACAAAATCAAACTTATTGTCTGGGTAACAGCAAACATCATTTTCAGTTATAGAATTTATATATTTGATATGATTTTCAAAATCATCATTATACTTATTCTTTAATCGTTTCATTCGAATTTCTTCGTCTATCTCAATTTTTATGATAATCCATTTATCTTTTACTAATCTTTCATATTCATTTGTAAGACGCAAGTCGTCTATTACAATGTTTTCTTTATTAGCATTCTTTATCGTATTTAGTGTATAATTTAGCCATACATCTGGGTCAATTTCTCTCATTTTTGTTGCTAATTTAATAAGACATTCTCTATCTTTATATTTTTTATTGAATAATTCTTTAGATAGTATTTTCACTTTTTCAGCGAAAGAATATACATAATAATTTTGCTCGGGGTTATTTTTTTTCAAACATGATTTATATAAACCATCTGCAATATATGATTTACCAGAACCCATTTTTCCACAAATAGCAATCTTCATTTTAAATATAATATAATTTACTTTATTTGTAATCATTTTTAGTATAAGACCTCATTTCTATGTTACTAATAAGAAATACAATGCGTTTGTTTATAACCATTGTGATGTTGTATAGTAGTTTATCGTTTGAGTATAAGAAATATATTCCTGATTTTTCAACCGAAAGAGAATGGAATAATAGAGACGAGCAAGAAGATTTTAGAGAATTTGCGAATTTAAATAAAATAATAAAGCGAAATATAAATACCGGTTTTTCAAATGTTAAAAACGAACTAGAAGAACGAATTATTTCAGGAGATGATACCAACGATAATTTTAAAAACTATATTGAATTCCAACCTATTAAGGAGCATATACGTGAGATTAATATAAAAAAATGGTTTTTTCTTTATGGATGCGTTTTCTATGGTTATTATTTTATGTAAATACCGGTGACTCTGTTTCAGGATCCCATTTCCCAACTTCAATGTGATCTCCTTCAATATCTTTTTTGTATATCACATTATTATCAAAACTAACATATAATTCTTCACCTTCGTATTCGATTACCTCAACATTGACATCTTGAAATATCGGTTTGGTCTCATTCTCCTTCACTTCATTCACCTTTACATCATTCACCTTCACATCATTCACCTTCACTTCATTCTCCTTCACTTCATTCACCTTCACATCATTCACCTTCACTTCATTCACCTTCACATCATTCACCTTCACTTCATTCTCTGTCTTATCTTTCTTGTCTTTCTTGTCCTTCTTGTCTTTCTTGTCTTTCTTGTCTTTCTTGACCTTCTTGACCTTCTTGTCCTTTTCAACCTTGAGAGATGGAACTTCAACCTTGAGAGATGGAACTTCAACCTTGGGAGCGGGAACTTCAACCTTGGGAGCGGGAACTTCAACCTTGGGAGCGGGAACTTCAACCTTGGGAGCGGGAACTTCAACCTTGGGAGCGGGAACTTCAACCTTGGGAGCGGGAACTTCAACCTTGGGAGAGGGAAGTTCAACCTTGGGAGCGGGAACTTCAACCTTGGGAGCGGGAACTTCAACCTTGGGAGAGGGAAGTTCAACCTTGGGAGCGGGAACTTCAACCTTGGGAGAGGGAAGTACAACCTTGGGAGCGGGAACTTCAACCTTGTGAGAGGGAACTACAACCTTGGGAGGAGGAGGTAAATCGCCCATATCTAAGATATTCTTTTTTAGTTTTTTAGTTTTTTTGTGTTTTTTATCTTTTCTAGGAGCGTCGGGAACACGTAGTTTGATAGGGGATTTGGGAGTCAACGGGGCATTAGATTCAAAGTACTTTATAAGTTCTTCTCTCATAATCTTCGCCCCACTTTGTCCCGACAAAGTTAAGTGTTTATGAAGGAGAGGGTGTGCATTGCACAATTTCTTCATATCGACAATCTTCATCTTTCTGATCGATTTGACATCCACGGGTCCAACACTACAATCAATTGCAGGCGGTCGTTTGATTGCATCGACGATTTTCATCGTGGCGACGTTCGGCTCACTTAAAGTATTTTCCATCACTGCATATTGATAGAATGTTTCTTCAATTTTATCAAAATCTAAAGAATATACCTTAGCAATACCCAAAAGGCCTTTATGAATAGCATTCCGTTTGACAAACTCAGTACCCGGTTTGGTAGAATTGGGTACGGAAGACATTGTTGTTTAAGCTCTTTTCCACTTTATGTAGATATTATGTTATGGCTTAGAATTACAAACTTAAGGACTGAGATAGATCATTTTTTTTTTTCAAGACGAGGTTATCATTCCACTTTTAGTGTATTCATATTATTTGTTTTCTTCAAATAGATAGGCCATACACTAAATAACGCGGATTTAGATATTTTCTTATTCGGTTTGAACAAAATGAATATTATATTGTACGACGTGTATAATTTTTATCCTACTGAATTAAAAAATCCGAAGTTAAGAAGCTACATACTGTACATGATTTAATCGCAGGCGAACAAAACAAAGGCGATTGCGTTATATGTATTTTCAATAACATCCATTCTATCGTAAAGTACGTATATTATTTTTCTTTGATTTAATTTTACTAGGAAAAAAAAGGTAAGAGATAAAAAAAAAAGAACTGTTTAGTTATGGTCGTAATTTCACTTACAGATACATTTAATTTTTCAAGATTCAAAGGCCTTTTATCTAGGTTAATAAAGATTACAAGCACATGTTTATTGAAAATTACAAATAATAAAATATATTTGCAGTTTGAAGATAATCAAATTGTATTTCCAATAGAAACATGTGGAGTTGACGACGGGTATTTTTTTACAGTAAACATAATCGTTTTATATAATTTGATAAAATCATTAAAATCTAATTCAAAATGTATTATGATAATCGAATGTAGGAGTGAAGATTCAAATAAATACTTATTAAATATTGTATGTACACATGATTCGAATAAACTTAAAAAGTCAAAGAATAGAAGAAAAATCTACATAGAAAAGATAGAAGGATTCAGTGTATTCGAAGTTGATAATAACTTTAGTAAGACAACATATTTCGATGCTAAGGAATGTATATGGATATTAGAGAAATGGAGTACCGCCTTCAATATTGTAAAGTTTGAATTCAATAAAAACCAAATGGTGTTATCTGCAAATACTGACGAATATAAAGCAACATCAAATGTAGTATTATCAACGTCAAATCATGATAATATAAAAGGAATTATGCAAACAGATCGATTTTTAAATATGATCTGGGCATTGGAGACAATATCCCAGAAATTGTATGTATATACAGATCCAATAACATTCAAATCATATATATTTGCTGAATCTTTTGATTCAGACTCTTTAATTATTAAATTTGAAATTTAATTTGAAATTTAATTTGCGTAAATAACTATCATACTTTTTTTTTTAAAATAAATTAATGAGCAGGATATTTTTTTTTATAATTGTGACACTATTGATTATATATATATTTCTATGCACGAGATATTACATTTTCAATTTTCAAGATGATGCTACATTATTTATAGAAGATTCATCTGTGGATAAAGTAAGAGACGATAATAAATTAACATATTATCAATTTCCTCCAAATTACGAAACCCAAGATAACGAAGGTGTTTCTGTATCAAATAAAATAAATAGATCCTTTTCTGCAAGGAAGATTTATTTCACCGGTAAAGATACGGAACAATTGAGCGTATATATATTTAATCCAAATCAATCTGATTTATTATTATCTGTCGAGAATCAAAGTACTTTTGATAAACTGATTGAGTCGCTATCTGGTTTTTCTTTTGAAAAAGGCATTCGTAATTTAAAGACGACAAGTGATTTTGACATTACAAATCAATATGAAGAATTAGAGTTTTTAGAGATACCACTTACAGGTGGTCAACTTATTTATATACCAAAAGGTTTTTGGTTATATTCTGACGACACAAGTCTACTTCGTCAAATGTAATTTAAAAAATTAGAAAGCACACTGTGAAATTATAAATGAGATAAACTTACTAAATCCAACTTTCAATTTTAAATCACCACATTTGATATGTTTTTGCATATATACTATATATGTAGTGGTTGAATTAGAGGCAGACCGCTTAAAATTGTTGTAGTTTTTTAATTCATCATTAAATTTATGAAATGGATACTCCTTTTTATTTAAACTTCGATTTGTTCTATTATGTATTTTATAAAGCCATAAAACAAGTGATTCTCTACTAGACAGATCAATTTGTAACTGTATAATATGAGCTTTGTAATTATCTGAACACTTTTTACAAGTGAGAATAATTGGAACTATCTTAGTAAAAAAAATTTCATAATCTTTACGCAACAAAGGGTCATATTTTGTTGTGATGAAATGTAAAATATTCCATAAATGTTTACCCCAATTTATCTTATTTTCTGGTACTTTTCTCATTTAATTTTAAATATATATTTTTTGAGAATTGCGAATTTTAAATTACGTCTACCATATCTACAGTACATAAGAAGTGTCGTTTACAACATATACGTTTAATTCCTAGATCCAGCATAGCCTGGGCTTCTGCGGTTATTGTATCAGAATCTTTTTGTAATATATCCGCATCTAGCAATATTATATCATCTTGATTCTTTTCAGTTCTATATTTTAAACACAAATCATTGTAAGCAACCCATTTATCTGAAATGAGAGAACCACATGTAAAACATCTGACAGGTACCAACATATTTAATGTATATTACTTTAGATTTTATATATCATTTTTATCCCATTTCAACAAATTTGTCAAGCGTATTTACTTTTTGCTTCTTCTTTTTAGAATTTTTTCTTTTTTTAGTGTCATTTATATCATCTAATACAAGATTATCTAAATTCAAAAATTGATCAGTGGAACGTTGTGCTATATGTTCATTTGGTAAATCATCCATTTGTAGTTTTAATGATACCATTGGGGGATGTAATATAACAGTCTCGTTTTTTTTGTTTCTAAATTCTTCAATTTGCATATTTCCTCCAAATACAACAAGTTCTTCTCTGTGGGGTGCTGGTTTAATTCTTTTTAGTGGATTAATAATTGAATGTAACAATTCAATTTGCTGATGATAATCACCATATTTAGAACCATGTTCTATACTATATGCACACACACATTCAGGTGAACAAAATGAACCTATACATTCTAAAGAGCCATCTGTTTTAATGTTTAATGGTAGATTTATTGTTTTTGTTTGAAATGGATGACAGCACCACCAACACCATATAGAATCAGCAGTATATATTTTGTCATTTTTGTTTATAGTTTCTATTGTTTGTATTTTATCAAAGTTATTATTTTCATAAATTGCTTCTACTGTGTCATCATTACCATTTATAGAACAATATAGATCATCCATATTATCAAAAGCAAGGGGTGTATTCAATTTTGGATCATATTTTAGGTCTAATAGTTTATCATCATCAAAGTCTTCGTCCTGATATGTATTTTTAAGTGTTGGTTTTAAATGAATAATAATATTAGACGGCAAGTTTGATGGGTCTGTGGTGTTTTCAACAGCAGATATATTCTTTGTTGTAGGCTTTTTTATCTCATGGCTACTCGCCTTTCCCTTTTTTTTTATATATGGCATCGATAAATAAGAAATATTATAACTATTTGTTTAATATAGATGGACCCAGTTGATTCAATAAGCGAAGATTTTTTTCAACATTCGAATTTTGAAATGATAACTTCAGTTATTGAAGTAGATTTTAAAACGCGATTTGATAAGGATATTAACGATGAATGTCGTGATTTGAAATCTATAATTTTTCAAAATATGGTTAATATTTTCGATTCTTCTTCAGATGAAGAAAAAAAACTTGAAATTTTAAATAAAAAAGCAATTGTGGGATCTTTACCCTATATACTCGAAAATATTAAGAAAATGAAAGATAAACAAAATGATAAAAAAGTAACCAAAATCGAAGAAATTATCGAATTGAAAAACACAGATATGGCTACCCCAATTGACAATCTGGAAACTGTTGAAAATGTATTAATACCCGAAGCGAAAGATGATGATACTGAATACGAAACAAACTCAAATAATAATGAATCAGAAAGTCAAAACAAGATAAATTCAACTATTATTGAATTGGAAGACAATAAACAAATTGAAAAGGAATTAATAGTCGACCAATTGGTAACAAACATAAAAGATCTCCCTCATTCCGAGTATGAAAAGGAATATATGGATAAAGTTGTTGCAATTGAAATAAATAGTAGAGATAGAAAAGACATTGAAGTTGGAAATGATAACGCATATTCATTTTCAGTAAAACTAGATTCAGGTAATTCTCATAAGTCGATTGGATTATCAGAGGGTATCAAAAATATTGTCAAAATAACACTTAGTCATATCATAATACCTAATATTAATAATAATATAGCAAGATACCCATATCTTTATTTAGAAATACCAGAATTTCCAGGTCAATTTATAGGTTCTTCCGAACATGCGTCGAGGGCATTTGCTAAAATTATAAGAGATAAAGATTGGGCCGAAACTTCAAATTCCAACATATCTTTTTTCTGTATGTACGATAAATTCAGTAATGGTTGGATTAGCGAAACGCCAATCGCATCTATTCCAAAAATTTCAGTTAATATTTTAACACCAAGGGGTGAATTAATACCAACGCTTCGCGATACGTTTTCAATAAAATCGATAATATTTAATAAAGAAGCGGATCCGAGCTCTATTGTATCAATTTCTATCGAGACACACGAACATTTTGATAATAATTTTTTAGGTCCAGATCACATTGTTACACTTCATAATATTGTATTTGACGGTCCTCCGCCTAGTTCCTCATTTAAAAATTTTTTAGAAAAAAAAGACGGCCATTTTATAGGAACATTTCCAACTCTAGCGACTTCAACATCATTCACTTTCTCTAACACATCCAACTATGATACTGAAACTGGAAATAAAATATATGATGATCACGGAATATCCGGTATTAGCGAATCGGACTTTGAATCCACCTACCTTTTGAATAGTGGTACAATTTTAAATTCTTCAAAACAGACAAGTGTATGTTTTCATTGTACGACTCGTAAATATAAAAATTCTACAATCGCACAAATCGTATAATTAATTGAAAAGTCTGGGTATTCTAAATCTATACGCAGTTTTGTTAATATATTCATTTAATTTTTTAATTTCAAGATTCTTTTTATGAAGAACAATACTTAATTTATAATGAGACTTTTGTAATGTATTTAACATTATTTCATAGCGAGTTGTATCTTCTAAATACTTTATTTCGTTTGTTTTATTTTTTTTTGATATCGTATGCAATGCCTTTTCCAATTGATAGATGCGATTTGTTTTAACTTCTAATTCCAATTGCAATCCTTTATTGATATTTTGTTTACTGTTTTTTCTTCTAACAATAGAATGTATTGCTCCCATATCCATTTCATCTACTAAAAAAATAAACCGTAAATTAATTTACAACTAAATATAAATGACGTATATGTCTAATTTAAATCTTATTTTTGATTTTGTTAAAACAAGTCCCAAGATGTTTATTATATATTTTGTTACAGTTTTTCTTATGCTACCCATAGAAATGTATTCTCTTCCTAAAGCAACATCGCAATTTATATCGTCATTGTATACATCAAGCTTTGATATAGAAAAGGTATACCCTATGATTATTATGTTGGTTATTATGTTAGCAATATCTTTGGTTAAAACCCGCCTTGAAAATGAAATAATACCAAGTTTTGTAATATTTATTAGAAAGTGGGTTTACAAAACGATTATAGCTAAATACCAAAAAAAATTCGAGAGTTTGCCATTGGGTAAAATTATTTCTGTACTTTCAGAATATCCTAATTCTGCAAGAAATATCATGGTTCAAGTTGTAAGATTATACATTCCGTATATGTTATCTCTTTTATTTTTGTGTGGATACTTTTATCATTTAAACCCGATATTAGGCATGGTTCAATTATTAACAATCGTTGCATGTATGATCTTATTTTTTACAGATACAATGGGTTGTATTCATTCTGCCAAGAAGGCACATCTTAATATGATTAATCTTTATGAAAATATTCAAGATCGTTTGAGTAATATAGTTTCAATATACGTATCCCAACAAGAAAAAGACGAAATACAAGAGCATGGAAAATTAGAAGATGAGAACAAAGAGTTGTATCTTGCAAATTTAAATTGTGGATGGTACACAAGTATTAAAACACACATATTTATTATAATTTCATTCTGCACGTTTTCATATGTTATGCTTACTCTTTATAAAAGAGGTGACATCAAAATGGAACAAATAACACAAGCATTTATTGCAGAAATATATTATTTCCTTACAATACTAAGAAGATTACAAAATTGGTCATTTGATATGGTTAATTCAGCTGGTAATATAAATGCCATTTTAGATTACATAGGAACGTATGAAGATCTTAAAGATCTCAAATTAGACGTAGTAAATGATAAGAAACCGAATTTAGTAAAAGCGGGAAAGAACGGTAAAGATAAAATTTTAAATATATCAAACTTATATTTTAAATATCCCAATACCAAAAATCTTGTCATTAAAAATTTATCATTTTCTGTATATGAAAATGAAAAAATATGGTTCAAAGGTAATTCTGGATGTGGAAAATCTACTTTAATGAAAATACTAATGTCTGCATTACCACCAACGAAAGGTATTGTTGAACTAGGATATGATAAAATGAACATTCAAACAACCCCTGTTTCTGTTTTAAGAAAAAATATAAGTTTTGTAAATCAAAATACTAAATTATTTAACTCATCTATTATTGATAATATGAAATATGGAAATAAAAACGTAACAAACAAAGATATTGAGAAATTTGTTAAATCATTAAATATTACACTTTTTGATAAGTTAGAAAAAGGATTATATACATCGTGTGGAATAAATGGTGACAACCTTTCGGGCGGACAAAAACAAGTTGTTCTTATAATTAGATGTTATTTTAGACCTGCACAATTGATATTAATGGACGAACCTCTAAGTGCAATTGATGAAAACAATATACAAGAAGTACTAGAAATCATAAAGAAAACTACTGATAAAAAAACATTATTAATAATCTCACATGATTCCAAAATAGCATCTATTGTTACACGCGAAATCAACGTATGTACAAAATAAATAGAATATCATAATATAGAATAAAATGTATAATGTAAATGAACTTAATAACGACTTTTTTTATACTCCAGAAATATTAAAAAAACAAGGAGCTGAATATACTATTATAGATTCAATATATGATATTATATGTTTAAATTTCTACCCTTTTATTGGGTGTTTCAGCTGGAACGACGATGAATATGTAGAATATATAATTTCGAATAATTCATAAGAAAGACGAATTGTGTTAATTAAATTTAATCATCATTTGCCCAAGTAGCTGAATATTCGAAATTATGAAAACCAGGTGTAAAACTATTTACTATAAATCGTGTGATATGTCTGCATTTACAAAGACACATATGAGAGGGTTTCATACAATTGAATGCATTTATACATGAGTTTTCTGAATTCGTTTTATGTCTAAATGTTTGACCTTGGAATTTACGTGGACAACGAAGTTGATGTCTCGTACAACATTTACATTGAGATAATGTCTTCAATATATGCAAAGGATCGTTTATGTTTTTTTTAAAAACTGTTTCAAAATCCCAGTTCCCATCTTCAAATACTTGTTCGTCACAAATATTTTCTATTTTATTTAACCTAGATTGTATACCTTTCATAGGAATTTGTTTCAAAGATGGATTAAATCTAATTCTATGGTTTGGATCAAATTCATAAATAAGTATTTGCAATTCTTTCGGTATCATTCTAAATTATTGTTTAATAAAAATTATCACAAAGTGTTTCATTTTTAAAAAAATGATTAATATTAATATAAAATAATAAAACAAATGAATGATTTTGAAGAAATAAAATATATAGATTTATTCTGTGGTCTTGGTGCGTTTCACACTGCGTTTAATAGAAATTCAAGTAACAAAAAGAAATACACGTGTGTGTACGCGTGTGATATTGATAAAGATGTACAAAAAATTTACCACGAGAACTATAACGTAAAACCAGAAGGAGATATCAATACTATAAATATAGATACCATACCTGAATTTGACATTTTATGTGCAGGTTGGCCGTGTCAACCTTTTAGTATCGCTGGAAATAAACAAGGATTTGAAGACAAAGAAAAAGGAAATCTCTTTTACAAAATTTTAGACATACTCGATGTAAAAGATCCTAATAAAATTATACTAGAAAATGTTAAAAACTTAGAAACGATTGACGAAGGAAAAACATTCAATTACATTAAAAATGAATTGGGAAAAAGAGGTTATAAAGTAAGTTACAAAGTAATTAATTCAAAACATTACAAGAGTCCACAATCAAGACAAAGGTTATACATTATTTGTGATAAAATAAAAAAATATCAATTTACAGAGGTATGTCATGAGATTGTACCAGTATCTACTATTATAGATTTTACAGTAGAAGGATCTCTTGAATTAAAAAAAAAGTATGATTTTGAAGAATGTTCGAATGGTATGATGATATATAAATTAATTAATAAAAAAACCCGTAAGGGTGGGCGACAAGGCGAAAGAGTGTACGGGTTAAATAATTGTGGTGCAACAGTTTGTGCTACATCTGGTGGCGTTGGATCAAAAACGGGATTATATGAAATTAATGGAAAATATAGAACATTAACGGTCAACGAGACCTTAAAAATGTTTGGATTTAACCCTGATTATAAATATGATACACTACGATCTAAGAAAAAAATGTTATATTATTTAGGTAATAGCATAGTCGTAAATGTATTAGAGAGACTCATACATGATTTGTAGTAATATCATCTAAAGATAATGCAGCCAGGCAAATTATTTTCTCACAAAATCCTTCTGAAGAACTAAGAGGATATGATATATCTCAAGGAAACAGTACAGACTTTATTAAATAAAAAAATTTATTTTTATTATAGTTTCCATTCTAATTTATTCTGTAATGTGTCTAATTTAGAGAAGATACCTTTGATTTGTAATTGGTTAGAGGCAGCTCGTCCCGAATCACCTCCTTTTCTTTGAATCGTAATTACACTATCACCTAACTTAATAACAGTTCCCGTTTTACTGATTGTAAACTTCTGACATTTCAAATGATTGATTATATCATCCATTTTGTATACAATAATCTTATCTCGAGTACGAGTTTTTCTATCGTAAAGAACTTCAATTAGTATCTGAGGTTTATCTTGAGCATTTCCTAATAAAGCAAATTCTACGATACGCGTTACATTTTGATTCAATACGTTAATAAAGGTAGATAATTCTTCATCAGAATAGATATCATTCTTTAAAGGGATACGCGATTTTGTCTTATCTATAAATTTTTTATCGGCACTAAGTGGTATTTCACACATATTTTTAAGTAATGTTTCACATTGCTTAAGTTGTGGGATAGACTTAATTATTAAGTCTACATTATGTCTCGCTATTTGCCCAAACTGATTTTTCTTCGTTTTTTTGACTTGAACGCCAAACTCATCATTGTAAATGTCGATCTTGGTTGTTCCTTTTTTCTGTTTGAAAGTCGTATTATGTGTCTCCCCCGTAAATGCTGCAAATTCCGAGCGAAAGACAGAACAGGTATTTAGATCACGACACACTTTTTGTTCTTCAGAATAGCCATCTTTGGCTGTTAAACTTGCAATATACTTTCTATCATTGGAATTCATGGAGTTATTTACAACAACTAATCTTTTAACTTTAATCTTCATTTTTCTACCAGTACGCTTTATTCTTGGTTTTTTATAAAGCTCAACGTCAATCTTTGTAACAGACGGGTACGTATCATCAAAAACTGCCATATTATAGACGTAACCTTTCATAATAGGCATCTTCGTACACGTATCTTTAGTAGCTAATACAACGAGGTTGTAGAAACAAAACATTATTACAAGGCAGAAGTGGAAATACTTAAGGACGCGAACTCATCATTTTTAGATCACACATAAATTTTTAAAATTTACAAATAAATTGGTAAAACTCTTGTATTTAGGAGTACTTAATCCAGATATTTAAAGTCAAATCCAAGTAAAATGAACGACAACTTTTGAAATTTTGTATTTTGTTTTCACAGAATATTTAAGACCATTTAAATGAGAAAAGGTACAGTATATTTTAATTTTTTTTTCGTTTTTTGGGGAAGTCAAATATTCCAACCATCGTAATGCAACCTCTTTTGGATTACCTAATTCTGGATAATTGGCACAAAATTTTGAATGGTCAAACTGTAATACCATTTCACCTTTCCCTTTATCTGCAAAAAAAATTAAACGTTCTTTTATAGTATTGTAATATTCCTTTGTCAAATGAATCATAAGTTCTTCGTTTCTTTGATTTTTTCTTTTTAAAAAATCAATTTGTTTTTCACATATTTCATTATTAATTTCATTACGTTTTCGTTGTGTTTTTTTTACAATGTCGTCCATAAAGGTACTCATTTCTTTTTCGTTTTTAGACGTTTGTAATATGGGAGGACTTGGTATTTGATGACAATGTAAAAATTGAATATGACTATCTAAATCACCAAATGACATTAATATAGTTTAATAATAATAATTACACATTTTTTATTCAAAATTAGAGTTCATTGTCCATTACAACTGCATCCGCTATTTGAATGGATTTGTAATCACATACGGGAACGACTCCAGCTATTTGAACTTCAGTACTTTGTTCATTGTAAACAGGAGATGATTCATAAATAGGAACCGCGATTATAATAGTGTCACCTTTATTACTTTTCATGTTAGAAGTGAAAACATCATCTAATGCAGTATCTATATCGTGAACCCCCGTATTACCTTCGCCAAATTGTGTGAGAGGTAAAATAATATTTTCTTTAGCCATATCAGTTAAACCTCTGGTTTCTCTAAATGACGTATTAATACTATCGAATTGTGTCATGTTTTATTTTAAATTTAAGCACCGTGTTATAAATATTTTTTTAGTCTCATCATTTTTTCATTTTAAACAATAGGAGTCTCATAAAATGTATCATATATAGAATTATAGAGAAAGGGAACGGTAGTACTGTTTTTTTAACATATCCATTTTCAGTAGTAGTTGTATATCCCCTTTTACGATAAAAGTTCCTGACACCAATACCCGAAATACACGCGATACTATTGAGTCCGTGCCATAAAGTAAACATTTCTGCGTCTCTTAATAATTTGGTACCAATGCCTTTGTGCTGTGAGCCTTTATGTTGTCCAACAATACTAAGATTGCCATATACATGGAGTTCTCTAATATGAGACGAATTGTGAAGTTCTTGTAACACGTCCGTATGATTATGAACGTGCGGTATTCTAAGTCTTAAGAACCCATATATTACCTTTTCATCTTTTGATTCATAACTAATGAAAATCTCCTTTCCATTACTAGATTCATATGTTCGCACTTTACGAAACGTTTTGTCGAATGTTCCACCCTTTACTTCTCTACAACGAATGCATCTACAACCACTTATTTTAGATAAATGTTGTCGCATATTTGGCCGTTTGCATCCACCAGAAATATATTCAAGTGGTATATCTCGAATCACTCGATTTAAACGAATCCAAGGATGCATTTTTCTTTTGGCATAAAGAATAACATCTTGTAATTTTTCATCAGAATACGGTTTATATTTCCCACTTTCATACATTTTCTCATATACGCTCCATGGTACAACAGAAACAGGATAAATCTTAATTTGGTCACATTGTAATAATGGGTTATAAAGAACCTGATCAAACATCTCTCTATCTTTTTCAGGATTGCTTCCCAATAAATTTGGCATCAGATGTAAATCAATCTTATAACAATTATTTTTTAAAAGAGATATAGCCTTTATTGTATCATTAATAGTATGTCCTCGATTTGACTTTTTTAATATGACGTCGTCAGTATGTTGGAGCCCCATCTGTACTCGCGTACAACCAAATGATCTAAATTTTTGAATTTCTTTTAGAGTAATCGTGTCTGGTCTTGTCTCTAAAGTAAGACCAATAACTTTAACGTTTGCATTTTCATTCAATAATATCTCTGTTTCGAGAGGAAATCGTTCTTTACGATAATTTCCTAAAATAGTATTTGCCGCATAATATGCATCTCTTACAAATTCCCTTTGATATTCTTCTGGATATTCGCTAAAAGTTCCCCCTAACACAAGTACTTCCAATTTATCAATATCATGTCCCATTCGTAAATATTGATTTAATCTAGCATATACTTGTGAAACACAATCGTAATTAACAGAATTTGCACGTAAAACACCCGGTTCTTTAGTAAGATACGAACGTGGCTGTTCCGTCCAATTATTACCTTCGTGTGCTGGTTCTAATGGACAAAAGTAACAATTATGTTTGCATGAGAATTTTTGAGTTATTCTTTTACCCTTTTTTGAATCATAATATGACGGGTGGGCTGCAGTAAAGATAGTCACCACAAGAACTCCGGACTGTGATCTCATTGCTTTTTTTATAATTGTTTTATAAAACGAAGGATTCGATAATTTCAATGTTTTATAACTAGCAATCAAATCTAACTTGCGAAGTTCAATCTTATGTTCTCTTTTAAAAATCATTAATTTTTTAAGTAATTTAGGCCAAGTATCTATGTGAAGATTTTGTAATACAAATGCATCTATAATAACCTTATTCTTGATATCATCGTATGAAATTTCCAAATTATCAGGAGTAATAATATCTTCAATTTGACGTGTTTCACACATGATATATAGCTTATATTTCGAGTATTCTAAAAAAATAAAAATATTTAAGTCCTCATTTCATTTTTATAAATTGACTGCATTGATTTATATAAAATGAAATTTGCAATTACTATTTTAGAAGAACGAAATAATAATCCGTTATACAGTGATTTATAACCATTTGAATTTATAATTAATTTAAATTGTTCACTACTAGATATATACTTAGAATTTGATTGTTGATGTGTTTTTATTGTATCAAATGGGTGAGATAATGATGCTGACAAAGTACCAGAAATCGCAGATGCACAAAGTAATGATATATTCTCTGGAATATTATATAAGACAGTAATTTTTTGATGTATTAATGGACAAATATATAAAGTTCCAAAAGTATAAAAGGATTCTCTATAGCATGTCATTGCAATCCCTCTAAACGAATGTGACACGATTACTTTTTTTTTAAACTGATAACAAATCATAAAATATTCCAAAGGACATGCTATAACTCCCGATATACCCCCTGATAACAATGCTATAATTGAATTATGTAATGAATATTTTTGAAGTGATTTACAAGAATAAATTTGAATATTATTAAGAATAAATACAAGACTACCACTTGATAGAGATCCATTATACACATTCTTGAGAATTGGCTTGGATTTTATTTGTGATATATTTTTAAGATATATTAACGGTTGGGTAATTGTTGTTTCAAAAAAAGATGATAATGCAGATACGTTTAATATCTTAGAAAGTTCATTTTTCTTGTACATTAAAACTTACCTTTTTGTAGTATTTAAGTTATCTAATTCATCATTTTCTAAATACCAGCAATAACGTATATCACTTTGCTTTTTCATTAATGATTTAGATTTCGTTATTTCAAATTCAGTTGGTTCAACTTTGATTTCGGGTTTCGTTATTTCAAATTCAGGTGTTTCAACCTTGATTTCGGGTTTCGTTATTTCAAATTCTGTTGTTTCAAATTCAGGTGTTTCAACCTTGATTTCGGGTTTCGTTATTTCAAATTCTGTTGTTTCAAATTCAGGTGTTTCAACCTTGATTTCTATAATTTTTTTATAGTCATTTTGAAAACTAAACCAGTTCCATCTTCCATAAGACATGTATTATATTATCATTTTATATTTATAATAATAATGGAAACAAAAACTAAAATTGTAATCGCGAGTACACTTTTATTAATAGCGATAATTGCGATTACTTTGACTATATATATATTCTTTTTTAGAAATGAAAACAATTCTATAAATATTATAAGTATAAGAGAATCCTCAATTGAAGGAGATATAACTAAAAAAAGATCCAATGAAGAAGACAATCAAGTAAGTCAAGACAGTGACGATGATGAAGACGGAGATTTTGTATCATCTGATAATAGTGATTATTCGGTCGGTTATAGAAAAGGTAACACATTTAAACCAAAATACAAGAAATGGGTTTGCAACAAAGCCAAGAATATTGTTGACAATGAAGAAATTGATGATTCAGATGATGACATTTTAGGATCTTGTGAATATGCATCTGCAGAATGTAAAAAATACGCTACATGTACATCTGATAGCGACGTCAAAAGTGGGTGTAGTGTATCATCATATGATAAGAATGGGGTCGAAACATTATTTGGTTGTCCTGCAGACTGCTGTAAAGAACAAGTAAAAGAGATGTCATAAGAAATAATAGATATTAATAAAATTTAGTCATGAATGTTGGTTTTTTAAATTTATCAAGATGTCTTTTTACTTTTTTTTCCTCTTCCTTTTCGTCGTAGTCATCTTGTGAAAAAAGTTCATCGTCGTCTTCTATTTCAGTTTGGTGGGAAAGACTCATTAATTTCTTTTTAAAGTCTTCTATAAATTTATTAGTGTGTAACATATAAGGTATTCTATATAGATATGTTTATTTAATGGAAGAGGATAAAACTGTAAAAAGACAATATATAAAAGAACTCGTTTTTGGAGGTGGACATATGATTGCTATATTTCAATATTTAGGTGCTTTGATAGAATTGGAAAAATATGATAGTATAAATATATCAAATGTAGAACGTTTTTTGGGTAGTTCTGCGGGAGCAATTCTAGCATTCTTATTAATTATAGGTTTGACACCTAAAGAGATATTAAATATTTTAATTAAAATCCCATATGAAAAATTAGGAGAAACAAACAGTAAAGATTATCTCTATTTATTTGATGATTTAGGTATAACAGATACTCTCTTATTTAAAAAAATATTTAATGTAGCATTAGAATATAAAAAATTACCTAAAAATATTACATTCGAACAACTCAATGCAATTTTAAAAAAGGATCTTACGATCATCAGTTTTTGTGTGAATTCGAAAGATATAAAAGTATTGAATCACGTATTTACTCCTAATTTAGAAGTAACTCATGCATTGTGTATGTCTGTCGCAATTCCATTGTTATTTAAACCAGTTTCGTATGAAAATCGTTTATATATTGACCCATGTATTACTTGTAATTTCCCAATCGATTTTATAACACATTACGATGATTTTTTAGGATTCACAACCGATAGAACTAGGGTTTATGAAGAAGATATTGGATTTAAAAAGTATTTAAAAATACTATGGACTTCTATTGGAAATGAGTTTTTAGAATTAAAACGTATAAATTGCCATAATCCTGAAAGATTGTTTATATTCAAATCTTCCTATGAACATAAAGGATTTAATTTTACAGAAGAGGATATACATTCATATATCAAAATAGGGAAAATACAGATAAAGGAACACGTTGATAATTTTTTAATTAATGTAGAAAAAAAGAATGCAGAAACAATGTAGAAAAGAATAAATAATTATATATTAAATACCATGGGTTCTGGTATTAGTGTTAATCAAGTAATGGACAATGTTAAAAGTAGCTATGTTAAAAATCCCGAAGAAACATTAAGAACAATAAAGGAATGTAATAAAGAATTTAGCATTATCCATATTAAATCAAAAATTGTGAATAAATATCCTTCAGAAGAAGATATATATTTACATTTTGAAGCTCTGGATATAGATGATCAAAGTATAATCGAAATAACTCAAATAGATAGATTAATCTCTATTATATATCCACAATTTGATAATAAATTAATATTAACACGGGCATATAAAGCGGCAGATATTCATAAAACTGGATTATTAGATTATGAAAATTACAAAAATCTATGGAAATATATAAATTATTACAATACTCGTAATAATAAATTTAGTAAAATACCTTTTAATAATGAAACGATTATAGATTACAGCGAATTTGTTAATTTGAATGAAACATTATTCGAACAAAAGTTGAGCCACGAAGAATTAAAACATTTATTTAATTCGATTGATACTGATAATAAAAACACTATAAATTTTGAAGATTTTTGTTCTTTTATGGTTAAAAGAATAACAAATATTAATAAATTTAAGACAATTATCAACACATTGTCGTGTTTTAGTAAGTAGGTTATTATATTAAATTAAAAATGATTAAAGATATACTTATAAAAGTACTGCATACGAACTAATGACTGAAGAAGCAATTGGTATCGATCTTGGCACAACATATTCGTGTGTTGGCGTATGGCAAAATGATAGAGTTGAGATTATTGCGAATGATCAAGGTAATCGAACAACCCCAAGTTATGTTGCATTCAATGAAACAGAAAGATTAATAGGAGATTCTGCTAAAAATCAGATATCTTCGAATGTATCTAATACAATTTTTGATGCGAAACGATTGATTGGTAGAAAGTTTTCGGATAGTTCTGTTCAATCTGATATGAAACATTTATCCTATAAAATTGTTCCAGATAAAGAAGGAAAACCTATTATGGAAGTAAAATACAAAAATGAATTGAAATCTTTTTCGGCAGAGGAGATTTCTTCAATGATTCTAACAAAAATGAAAAGTATTGCGGAGGAATACCTTGGCAAGACGGTTACAAAGGCTGTCATTACCGTACCCGCCTATTTCAACGATGCACAAAGACAGGCTACAAAGGATGCAGGTAAAATTGCTGGCTTGGAGGTTTTGCGTATTATTAATGAACCGACCGCAGCAGCAATTGCATACGGTTTAGATAAAAATTCTGACAAAGAGAGAACCGTATTAATTTATGATTTGGGTGGTGGTACATTTGATACGAGTTTATTGACAATTGAAGGGGGGATTTTTGAAGTACTCGCAACTGCGGGTGATACTCATTTGGGTGGTGAAGATTTTGATTCTAAAATGGTAGATCACTTTTGTTTAGAATTTAAAAGAAAACATAAAAAAGATTTAAAAACGAATCCTCGAGCATTACGCAGACTTCGCACATCGTGTGAACGTGCGAAACGTACATTGTCAACAAGTACAACTGCACAAATTGAGTTGGATTCTTTATTTGAGGGCATTGATTTTATTACATCAATGACGCGTGCCCGTTTTGAAGATATTTGTTCGGCAGACTTTAAAAGATGTATGAATCCAGTAGAGAAGGTTCTAATGGATGCGAAAAAGTCTAAAAACCAGGTTGACGAGATTGTTCTAGTGGGTGGTTCTACAAGAATTCCAAAAATTCAAGCGATGCTTTCTGAATATTTCAATGGAAAAGAACTATGCAAAAACATCAATCCTGATGAGGCTGTAGCATACGGAGCGACGGTTCAGGCTGCGATTCTATCTGGAAGTGCAAAAGACTCAAAGAAATTGGATGAATTATTGTTGATGGATGTAACACCACTTTCGTTAGGATTAGAGACGGCGGGTGGGGTTATGACTGCGTTGATTAAGCGTAATACAACTGTACCGTGTAAGAAATCGCAGACATTCTCAACGTATGCAGATAATCAACCTGGTGTTTTGATTCAAGTATTTGAAGGAGAACGTTCCATGACGAAAGACAACAATTTGTTAGGTAAATTTAGTCTAGAAGGGATTCCTCCTATGCCACGTGGACAGCCTCAAATCGAAGTGACGTTTGATATTGATTCAAATTGTATTTTGAATGTTACAGCACTTGAGAAGTCAACAAACAAGACACATAATATTACTATTACAAATGATAAAGGCCGACTCAGTCAGGAGGAGATTGATAGGATGGTTTCAGATGGTGAAAAATACAAGAGTGAAGATGAAATGGAGAAACTTCGCGTCGAAAAGAAGAATGCATTGGATAATATTTTGATTGAAATGAAATCTAAAATTGAGAATGTATCGGAGGATAAACGCGACGAGATTAATGAAAAATTGAGCGAAGTTGAAAATTGGTTAACAGACAATCCAAATGGAGATGTAGAAGCATATGAAGAAAAATTCAAAGAACTTCAAGAGATTTACACGACAAATTATGTAGATCCAAATGGGGCTCCTCCGGGACAACCGGGTGAAGATGGGGGTGCCACGGGTATGCCACCTATGCCACCACAAGATGCAAACACAGACGAAGGTCCTAAGATTGAGGAAATTGATTAAATTTTAGTTAAAACTTTGTAAATAATATTTTTTTATAAGAAGTAACAATATTACATTATAAAAAATATTGATTTATTATAATGAATTTTCTATATATTAGAAAATTATTATTAGAAGCTGTATGCGTTGGCATTTTAGTAGTCGTCATTGGTTCTTTAATAGGTTTTTCATTAAGCAAATTTTACCCAAGACCCGAAATGCCCAAAGACTGTGGTAATTACAACAAATTCTTCATAATGGAAGCAAGCTTATTCCTAACGGGTTTTGTTTTGCATTTAGCATGTGAAGTTTCAGGAGTTAACGTGTGGTATTTAAAAAATAGTGCGGCGGCTCTATAAGAAGTACCTAAATCTTAATAGATTTAAATTGATCGATTGGCGCAACGGTAGCGCGTCAGATTCCAGACCTGAAGGTTACGTGTTCGAATCACGTATCGATCATACTTTTACACGAATCGTTTTCATCTTTCCGGTGTATATTATTTTTTTATTTGATCTGTAATTCTCTAAATACTTATTTATGTAATATTCTTTATCATCTATGTTCTTCCATTCCTTCCATGCAAGACTTATGTCATTTGTTTTATTTTCCTTTAAATATTCATGTATAAAATATTGACCCGCTGAGAACTTTCTTCGGGTTGGTCTGTGATTTCTTCTTTGGGGGCACATTTTTCTGTATTTCAAACCTTTGAATGGATTATTTGCAACATAGTTGTTTGTAATTGTTCTTGCTTTATTATTCCATGTCATTCTCTCATAATCACTTAGTAAAGACCATCTCTTGTTCTTAGTAATTGATTTTAATTTTAATGATAACGAATCTTGATGTTCATTTTCATTTAACGAACGTCTGTATAAATCATACCCTTTTGGACAATTACTAAATTTATTATGAACACCATTGGGATAATCTAAATTGAATATAGATATACAAACTTCTTCGTATTCATTTATTGCCAAAGACAAAAGAGATAGAAATTTACATATTTGTTTCCTATCTTTTAAAACTAGTCTTTTGTATTTATTTATGTACATTTTTGGTAATTTTAAATAATCTCAATCATTTTTATAAATAATTAGATTTATTTTGGACGTATACATACATATATCTATTATCTGTATAAAAATGATGTGGATAAATAAGTTTAACTATAATTAAAAATAATGATTACAGGAATCTGTTTACACCCAAAAGGGATTATATCTGAATTTAATATTGAAGGACGTTACATGGATGACGTTAATTTATCTAAATTATCTAATTTAAAAAGAAATAAACCATCTAACTATTATAATAATATTGAACCTCAGTGTATAAGCGACACGGGTTTTGTTGATAATGAATTAAACATCTTTATTTATGCGTGGGAAGAAGGAAAACCGGGTGATGAAAATAAGCACGAATTGCCACCTCCACTTGATACGAACTTATATTTTGGAAACATATATGTATTTGCACATGGAGTGAGGGGATTAAAAAATCTTAATAAAAATACATTTAAGAGAATTTATAAGAGGTCGTTTAAAGGGTTTTATTCATTGGGAGATGAAGATTCAGAGAGATCATCTGATGGTAATGATTCGGGGAGTAGTTTAGCAGATTTTATCGTAAATGACGAAAATGATAGTGAAGAAAGTGATTATGAAGACAGTGACGAAGACGTGAATCTCGAAGATGACGATAATGAAGATGACGGTAGTGTTATAGATTTATCGGATGAAGATACGTCAGATGAAGATAATTAATTTGTTAATTGTTTAATACGAGCTTTTATTCGTGCTCCTATTTCTTTACTATCCAAATGAACGTCTTCAAAAATAACATCACAATTAGAATGATGTAATAAATCTTCAAAAAGTGCGACGTATTCATTCGCAGAATTATTATGTTTTATACGAACGGTTAAGTAATAGGATCGAGACGCGGGATCGATTTGTGCAGTTGACGCAGATAAACATTCCGGAATTATAAGATGTTTTTTTGTTTTTGGTATTTTTTTTTTTGATGAGTAACATAAAATTCTTGGATCTTCTTTGACGCGTCTTATTAAACCATAATTATACAAAATAGGTTGAATTGTAATAATTTGAGGTATTGGTTCCGTTTTAGATACATCAATTGTAACATTATTTCCAAATAATCCTATCGCAAATCCGTTTATGTTTGTAGCAATCGTTTTTACGGTTATTTCTAGTTCATAACTTGAAAAGTTAGCAAAAATCACATTTGTTAATGTAGATTTTCTTATTTTTTTGAATATTCTTCTTTTTAATAAAGTACACGACCCTAAATGAATCATATACGACTTATTCCATAAACAAGGCATACACGACATCTTGAAGATAGCTTTTCTTTTTGAATAATAATAATCCTTTAAAAATGCTCGTAACGTAGGATCAATGGGTCTGTACCATAAATCATAGTTTTTTTTATGGCATCTCGAAAATCTCTTACAATTGGTGTGTTTAGATACAGAAAGAGTATAGTCCGAATTAGATCCATAACTGTATTCTGTCTTAGATGAATCTGTAACTGTATATTCTTGTTTCGTTTCATCTACACGAGTCGCATCTTCTTGTTTTGTTTCATCTACACGAGTCGCGTCTTCTTGTTTTGTTTCATCTACACGAGTCGCGTCTTCTTGTTTCGTTTCATCTACACGAGTCGCGTCTTCTTGTTTCGTTTCATCTACACGAGTCGCATCTTCTTGTTTTGTTTCATCTACACGAGTCGCGTCTTCTTTTTTAGATTTTACATCGGGACCCATTTCTTTAATTTTATGTTTATTTGGTTCATTTTCAATGGTACACTCGGAGTTCATTATATTATGTATTTTTATAGATTTTTAAATTGTTAAGACTATTAAATATTATGTTGCTATTAGTTAATAACAATGCAGATCTTTGTCAAAACGTTGACAGGAAAAACGATCACATTGGATGTGGAACCAAGTGATACAATTGATAATGTAAAACAAAAAATTCAAGATAAGGAGGGGATTCCTCCTGATCAACAGCGTCTTATATTTGCTGGAAAACAATTAGAGGATGGACGGACCCTTAGTGATTATAATATTCAAAAAGAAAGTACATTGCACCTTGTATTGAGACTCCGGGGAGGACCCGGGGGTGGATGAGGTTAATAATAATTTGTAAATAATAAATAAATATCGAACTATGACGGTTTTATTCATAAAAAATATGAAAAAGACTCGACTCGGATTTATTTATTATTAAAATAAGAAAGTAAAACGGTTGTTTTGAGAGCACTCAGATTTCCTTTTTAAAGATATAAGACAATGTTTCTTTCGATGGGAAATAAATATTGAACTGATTTTTATTTATTAAGCATTGCATATTTGTTCTGTAATCATAGAATTGTACATTCTCCAATGGATTGTGGTCATTCTCTGTTTTACAAATATTTATGTTAAGCGATAATATCTCTAGATAATCATCATTCGATGTGTCGTTTTTATCTCTAATGAATGTATAATCTCCTCTTTTATTGAAATTAGAAATGAGGAGCGGATTGCCATTTTGCATAACATATGAGTCAGTTAATTTACAAAATGAGACAATGTCTTTATTCTGAAAGATTGTAGAGATTTCTTTGTATAACGCCCCCTCTAACATAATGTTTCTATAAGATAGATCAAATTTAACAATTTGAAATTGGTGGAGAGAAGAATGAATTCTATATCGTACCAATATGATATTAAGCAATTCATTATATATGCGTCTTTCAAAAGACCACTCTCCGTCTATAATTTTAGAGTGTTTGATAATTTTATCAATATCAATATTAAGTTTTAATCCTAACATGTAATTATCTCTTAGGATATAGTCTAATTTATCTGTATCAATACCATGTTTTTTATTATTAACAATAGAGAATCTCCAATCTTTAGTATCTTCAGGAGGTTCAATTACATTACATATGAATTCGGTATCTTTATCGGATATATTTATTTGTTTTGCAATTTCTCTCAGTATGAAAATAGATCTTTGCTCATGAGTGACCCATGTGTGATCTTTATCTATAACTCCATCTTCAATAAGTTTAGGAATAACGTGTTTGTCGAATACGTGACTTCCAGGACCATGTCCAATATCGTGACAAAGACCCCCAATTGCGATAAGTTCTTTAGTATGTTCATCTATTTTATGCGTTTGGGATAGATTATCAAGTAGATTTTTTGTTATTCCATATGTACCAATCATGTGAACTTTTCGACTATGTGTTGCACTTGGAAACACCTTATATGCCGTACCGGTTTGATAAATATAATGTGTTCTTTCATAATAAGGATGATCAATTATCTTCAATGCAAGTTCTGATAATTTAATCTCACCATGAATTGGTTCGTGTATATGCATTGTTTTTAATAGTAACATTGTTAGAACATCATTTTTATTTTTTTTTTTTTTTTTTTGATTTTTTTTCTATTTTTTTTTTGTTTTTTTTTTTTCCACTTTACTTTTCTTAGTTAAAAAAGTATAGTTAGGATAAGTCATTCTCATGGTTTTTTTCCATAATTGATTGGATATGTCATATTCTTCAATCGCTTTATCTACTTTTGCGATCCAATTTTTATTTTCTAAAAAGGGGATAATATCTGAAGACGTGCGTGAATTACATTTTGAGATACTATTGAAATTGAATGTCTCTTTAAATAACTCTAAATTATTTATAAAAGCAGATTTGAGTATATAATACGGAAATAACGATGGGTTTGAAGGTATAATCTGATTGGGGGTGCTATTTGGTATCCAAAATTCATTCCAATTATTAAATCCATAATGTCTTAGTATTTTGGCCGTTTGAAAAATAGAGAATATTTTCTCAGTATTCATATTTCTTTTTTTATAAATATTCTCGTTCGTAAGAACCGCAGCCCATGTTTCTACAATTGCTTCATCCCAATTTTGTTTTAATTCTAATGTTTTACCTAAACATATTAACTCGTTTGAGTTTAAAGTAAAATGTTTTACACAATGATACTCAAATACGTGAAGTAATTCGTGTAACAATACTTTAACAGCTTCTTCTCGTCTAAATATTATAATCTCTCTTTTTTGACTATTTCTCCATATGCTTGTTACACCCGAATTAACATGATCGACTTTGAATGTTTCATTTGAATTGGGTACTTGTTTTTTTTGGTTTATAGGGTAGTAGATAATCTTAATATGTTCAGGTGATACTCTATTATTGCTGTTTTTTATAGCATATTTTATTTGAGAAATAAGTTTAGGAATTTGTAATTCAATAGATTTCGGTAATTTGAAAGTTCTGTATTTAACAATGAATTGAATACCTTGTATATTAAGATTTATAACTTCATTCTTGTAATGATTCATTAATTTTTTAGTTTTGTTTGACATAAATTTCATTATTATATAGAGTTATATTTTGATTTCATAAATAACAAATTTAAACAATTTTTATGATTAAGAATTATAAATGTATAGATTGATTTTTAATTCTATTAAAAATAGAATACCGAAAATTTCTCCAACTGAACTTATAGCTTTAGAAAGTGGAAATGTATCTATAGATAGAGATATTTTAAATGGAAAAATAGAATATCCTATCAAAAAGAAAACTGTAAATAAATTTCCACGCGATGAATTAGAGAAATTGTTAGATAATTTTAAAGAAAAACCTTTGTTTCCCGATAACAAATATTTTATAAAGGAATTAGCAAAAAAAAAATATTTTAGTTTCTTGATAGATGAGAAATACGGTGGAATCAGATTATCAGTGAATGAACTATCAAACATTTTGACAAAAATTACAACGGTTGACCCAGCTCTTGGAGTTGTTACCATGGTTCCAAATTCACTTGGTCCTGGAGAACTACTTACATTGTATGGTACGGAACAACAAAGAAGTAATTATTTACCCAAACTCGCGAATGGAGAATTAATACCTTGTTTTGGATTAACCGGTCCAAATAATGGTTCCGATGCAACGGGTTCCATAGACGAGGGGTATGTATTTAAAGAAAATGGAAAAATAAAGATACAACTTACATTAAATAAAAGATATATTACATTGGCACCAGTATCAAATTTGATGGGAATTGCATTTAATTTAAAAGATCCAGATAATCTTTTAGACAAATCAGGAATTACGTTGGCATTGGTAGAAAGAGGCCACGAAGGGTTGATTCAAGATACATATCATAATCCTTTAGATGTTGGTTTCCCAAATGGTACTATAAAAGGTACAATTATTTTAGAATTAGATCAAATAATAGGAGGTAAAAAAAATATAGGAAATGGCTGGAAAATGTTAATGGAATGTTTATCTGCTGGAAGGGGTATTAGTTTACCTGCAACTGCAAATGCAAGTAGTAAGGTTTCTTCTTATGGAATATTCAATTACATAAAAATTAGAGATCAATTTAACATGCCTCTAGAAAATATGGAAGCAATAAAAGAGAAATTTAATAACATGATATATAACACATGGATTATTCAATCTTCTGTAGATATGACGAATGATATATTAGATGCTGGGAATTCTCCAGCGGTAATAAGTGCGATTATGAAACAACAAACTACAGAACGAGGTAGAAGTGTTATAAGTGATGCCATGGATATACACGGTGGTGCTGCGATTTGTGTAGGATATAACAATTTTTTGGAAAAATATTATAAAAGTGTTCCTATAGGTATAACCGTAGAAGGATCTAATACATTGACACGATCTCTTATAATATTTGCACAAGGATTAAATAAGAGTCATCCGCATATTTATCCATTATTAAAGTCTATACTAGCAAATGATTTAGATACATTCAAAGAGAATTTTAATAATATAATTTCCCATTCATTACATTTATATTTTAGAACGTTTAGTTTCTCTAGTGATTTAGAACAACAAATTATAAATTTCGCTGCACTTACAAACTTTGTAGCATTGAAAGGTGGTGCGATAAAAAGGGAACAAATGCTATCGGGAGATATGGCTGATATATTTGGTAATTTATATTTAGCTATATCGGTTCGTAACTATCATAAAAATTATAAAGCAAGTGAAAAACTTACAAATTATATAGTACAAAGACTGCTTTTAGAAAATCAAGAAAAGATTAATAAAATAATTGATAACTTGGGATATGAAAAGTATCTACTATCTCATTTAAAGAAAAAAAACAAAGCAATCTCATATACACACGAAAGAGACATATTTGACGAGATTATGACGAACGAGAATATAATAAAAGAGATTCAAAAAAATATACACAAAACTGGTATATTGAAGGATTATGAGCAAATAAATAAATATAAAAAAAACTCAAAAGAGTATATTATACTTAAAGAAAAAATTATCAATGTAAACGAATTAAAAGAGGAAAACGTAATACAATTATAATTTCTAATAAAACATTAACATAATATTTATAAATTATGTTTATTTTTATAATTTTCTATAGCTTCATGGATAGCATCTTCTGCGAGCATAGAACAATGAAGCTTAACTGGAGGTAAATTTAAGTATGTGGCAATATCTCGATTCATAATCAATTTTTCGTTTGAATGTATATGTTTTCCTTTTATCCATTCTGAAGCTACCGATGAAGATGCAATTGCAGATCCACAACCAAAGGTTTTAAACTTGGCGTCGGTAATGATACCAGCTGTATTGACTTTTATTTGTAGTTTCATTACATCACCACACGCGGGAGCCCCTACTAATCCCGTACCAACCCTGCTATCTGAAGAATCAAGTGAGCCTACATTAAGTGGTTTTTCAAAATGTTGAATTACATTATCATGATAATTCCGTATATATTTTTTATTTTTAAGAAATTGTTTCAATAGGACATTCATTATAATATTTTAGTATTATATTTTTAGGTTTATATTTTTAGTTTTATATTTTTAGTTTTAGGAAAATATAGAAAGTAACTCGCTCGATTAAATAAAAAAGAGGTAGTCGTTTTTATATTTTCAATTAAAATTGAAAATTACAATTCAAAGAAGTAGTATATATTTATATATTGTGTTAAGAATTTAATTCGAGTAAGCAAGACCACCCATGCCACTCATGATGCGGAGGACATTGTAATTTGTGGCGTAAACCCGGACCTTGGCATCAGCGTTGCCCGCGACGGTGGCGGCGGTGAGTGTGAGTTGGAGTGTGGCGTTGTCGATGCGGGACATATTGCATGTTCCCGAAGGTTGGTGCTCTTCGGGTTTGAGGCCGAAAGAGTAAACGTTGATGCCAGTGGCAGGGACGTTGGTGTGGTGTTGGTAAGGTTGGACAAGATTGAAGTATCTGCCTAACCGTTCCGAGAAACGATCATGGCCATTGAGTTGGAGTTTGGCCGAAAGGACAGGGTTGAAACCGTTGTCGACTTGGGACATCGCGAGGTAGCTGCCGGTTGTGACACCATCCGAGTTCTCGAATGAAAGAGTGCTGTCGACGTTGGTGTCGGTGGTGGAGTCGTTGAGGCCCGAAAGTTGGAGGTTGTAATTGACGAGACCGCCTCCGAGAGCATCTCCTGGGGTTCCTGTCTTCCATGTGTGGTCAACCGCATCGGTGTAGTTGAACCATTGTTTTCCCTTTGTCGCGGCCGAAGAGGTGGTGTCGACGTGAGCATCCTTTTGGACGACCCATACAAGTTCTTTGCATGGGTGATTGAAGTTAAGTTTGATTTTGTTGCTGACAGACGAGACAGATTCGTCGCCTGTGAATTGGAGCTGCTCAATGAGGTATTCGTGCGAGACTTGAGCGAAACGACGGCGTTCGTCGGTGTCAAGGTAGATGTAATCAACGTAAAGCGAAGCGGCTTCGAGGGAAGGAACCGACACCGCGGCACCGAAATAACATTCCGAAGCAGATCTGAATTCAAGGTTGATTTTGACTTCGTGGTATTGAAGAGCAATAAGGGGGAGCGAGAGTCCTGGGTTGCGGCAGAACCAAAACTCAAGAGGAATGTAAAGGTCTACTTCGGGGGTTTTCGCATCTGCGGGTGTCAATTGAGTTAAACGAGGGACGTTGCCAACCATGTTGGCGTATCCGACTTTGTGGCCGGGGCTTTGTGTGAGTTCGTTCCAGATGTGCATCCAGTCACCGTAGTGTTTATCGATACGTTGTCCGCCAATTTCAACTTCGACGTTTTTGATGAGAACGTGACCAAGCCAGTTTAACCAGCGGAATCCACCGGCTCCGGCGGTTACGGCGGGTACTGTGACTTGAAGGTACACGCGGTGCATGAGATCACCGTTACGCGAAACGGTGCATGTAACGCGTTTGCCGAAGTCGGCGGAACCGTTGAATGTTTGTTCGATGGCTTCCATCGAGAAATTTGTGTGGCGCCGGTAAACTACCTTGAAAAAGGTAATTTGAGGGTTGCCAGTAAGATAGATGTCTTGAGCGCCATAGGCGACAAGTTGCATTAAACCTCCTCCCATAGTATACTTATTAAAAACAAAAAAAATTTGGATAAAAATCAACTTATGAATCAAATAATTATTACAATATGTGACATGTCTGAAAAATTATAACTGTTTACGCTAATTTCACTTAATAAGATAGATACCTATGATACCACCAATTTCACATTACATTTTCTAATAAGTGACAGTGGACACTTCTTATTTTCAAAAATGACCCAAACACTTTTTGTAGTTATACGCAGTATATTGCCTTTTTCATTTTTGAATTTTGTTGAATTAATTATAACACGATCTCCCTTTTTAAATATACTTTTGCACATAGTATCGTTTTTAGTTAATTTAGAAAGTAATGCATTTCCTAATTTTTGTCTACAATAAGGACATTTGCTTTTTTCTTTAGCTGTCTTTAAACTTTTAATAATACATTTTTTATGATATAAATGGTTACATTTTGTTACATATGAAATTTCGTCTTTACCAATTTCTTCAAGACAAATTAAACATTCCCGGTTGGTCATATTAAAGTATATCCTTGAGTTGTCTTTATTAAATGAATGTTAACAAATTATGTAGACAGTATTAATAATGCTTGACATTACAAAAAAAATTATAAACGGCATATTGCTTGTTTTCATATTGTTTTTAACATACAATCCAATTATGTTTGAATCGAATATGGAAAAAATACTTAAAATACTAACAATAATAATATCAGTTGGTCTTGTTTTACTATCTCAAGACATCACTATGACATTATTGTTGGTATTTTTAGCTTTAATCTTGTTTAATAGCTTCCCAAAAACAACAGAATCGTCGCCAAAATCTTTAGAGAAAATTCTAAAGGAAGCTGCTTTTTTTGGAAAAAAACAGGATGAGAGTGAAAAGGAACATCTTGATAACGAAGAAGAGGAAGAAGTGCCTCCATTCACAACACCCGATCAATTTGATTCAGCACAAACTAATATATTTAACGAACTGGTCCAAGAAACGGAAGTTAGAACATGGGATGACGGTTATGGACCACAGGGTCTTGGACATGTAAAAGATTTTGAAGTTAAAAGTGAATAAATTATAAACTTATTTTTTGCAACTTTGTAAACATTTTCTAGATGGATATCCACCTCTTATCCAGCTTTTATTGACGTCTTCTTGAATAATGTGATCAGTGTTTTGTATTTGATCCGCGAGGCAACCAATTAATGGTGTGAAAGAAGGTCTTCCTGTATTTGGAAGGCAACTTTTAGATACAGATGTGCCTTTGCTTTCAAATACAACATTTGCAGTGCATGCATTATTGCGACCATATCCCATATAAGGCACAGTTAAGAATCCTGGATTTGGTAAAAGCATTTTTTCTCCAGTTTGTGTTAAAAGAGTGCCATTTCTAAGCAATGAATCTTTATCAACTAATTTTCCTTTTTTCCCTATGGAACCATATCCATCTCTGAAATTTGGGACGGGGTGTTGCAACGCAGTCTGTGCAATCTTAGAGTGATCATTCAAGGCACACGCATTATCAATCAAACATGGTGAAAGTTTTGAACTACCAAACCCAAGTGTACGATTCGTGGATGGTAAAGGACAGGGCATCTTTATCTCATTACATATTTATTTTTGAGTTCATAAATATAATTTTATTCTTATAACTCCAATACAATTAATACGGAAACATGTATAAATGCAGCTAGTAGTATGTATAAACCCGATATAATATGTTTCTTTTCACTGAATTTAATTTTATCTGCAAAAACAATACTCAATAAAAGAGCTACAATTAAAAAAATACAAATGGAATAGATAAGAGGATTCGTCATTATATTACTATCATTCTTTTTTGTTGGGAAATTAAATGTAAATGAGAAGTTATCATATATGTATTTACAGCCCTTTTTGATTGTTAATTTTCCTAGTTAAAAAATTAATGAAATCATTTTAATCTCTTCTTCCAACTTTTATCATACGTCTGGAGATAGATTATTGGCTGTAAACAATGGACATTTTATATAGTATATAAAGCATTTTTGCTCATAAATGTCTATATAATTTTTTATTGAATATTAAAAAAAAAATTTATTACTCGTTTCAATTTCGTAACGAGTATTATCTGAAATATTTATTTTATATATACCACTTGAACCTATATTTGTCAATACACATAAAGATACGTCGTCATCTATTGAACAAAATAAGTATACGTCTTTTATTGTAATGAATTTACGTTCTGAACCGATATTTCTAATACAATCCATTTGTTCATTTGAAAATTGTATTTCATTATCGTTTGAATCAACGAAATATGCTTTTACAATCCTTCTGAAAGGGAACTTTATATTCTTTGTATTATTTGTATTTTTTGTATATCTATAATCGTATAAATATATTGGGTATTTTATAGATTTGTAATAATATCCAATATACAAAAAGAAATAATGTGCTTTTTTATACATTTCAAATGATTTAAGTATTGTATTTTCGGAAATATATCTTATTTTATAGTTAATATTACTAACCATATTAGACAAACGTGAATAAAAAAACATTATTCTAATTAAGTTAACTAATATTTAACTATGTTACGATTTACATTTTAGAATCTACATCTATATTCATATCTTCTGCACTCACCTTTATCTTGTTCGATTTACTCAATGTTCTTATGAACGTAAAAGGTAGTTTTTTCTCTTTTACCTCTCTGTTAAAAATATCAACATTTGTATCGTTTATTTCAAACTCTACGAATGGAGGTATACCGTCTTCTAATTGTTGTAATCGAATTCCTCTCATTCTTGTATATTCATAATGTGTCATAGTATTGCTTGTCTCCATTATTATCTTTTTATAATATATTATCCAAGTCTTAATCATTTTTATTCGTCAAAATTGTAAATAATTTCGGTTTTTTGATATTCAGGTGACACCCATGCAATTTTACAATGACAACACAAATAAATGTATTTCATTTCAGCATCATTATATCTTACATAAATGACTTCTGGTTGTACATTTTCATTTGTATTGCATTTGCATTTTTCATTGGGACATTGAATATTTTTTACCTTTGGTAATGTAGGATCATTGAATGTATATTTATTAATAAACAGTTCGTAAAATACCTTTTCATTTCCACCATAATTCGCATGATATACACATGTATTTTGCGTATCATCGCATAATTTATTTGTTTTGCATGATTTACATGCATATACTAATTCATCTGTCTCTTCGTGTGTTGTAAGATTCAATAGATTATCACATATTGAGCAAAATTCCATGTTACTTATTATTACTTTATATCTTACATCATTTTTTCAACATTTTTTGATTTTGTATTTTGTTTTCCAGAGTTTCTTTTTAATTTTTGTTTTACATCGTCTTTCATCTTACATATCACATCTTTTTTCCATTGTTCAATCGCAAACTCTCCCTTTTTTCCAGATTTTTTATTCACGGTATTCTTTTTTTTATTTTTAATTTTTTCTACATCTGGGATTCCTTTATCCATGAAACTTTCTATTTCTTTATCAACACACTCCGGAGTATTAAGATCAGAATTCATCAATAAAGAATTATCAGATACAGTCGAAGAACCAGTACTGAATTCATTGGATTTTCTTAAAGAATCTAAATATTCTTGTATTGTTTCTATCGTACTCATTTTCAATTGATTCATTTTAATAAAAACACCATTTTCATTCTCCATATATTTGGTACCGTCGTTTTTTATGAATGTCAATATCTGATTATGTTCTTGTGGAGGCAATAAACTAATCTCATCCACTATACTTTTTGCAATAATTTCATTAAATTCTTTTTTCGAAGTCATATAAATATCAATTATTTGTTTTGTCTTTATTTAGTTACAGTTTCAATATTTTTATAAAAAGAACATTTATATGTACCATTTTGATCATCCATTAAAACACCTCTTAAACAATATACAACATTATCCGGTATACTTCGATTGAAAAAATCATCACATTTTTCTCCAGACAGCATTCTTATTAAAAAATATATAGAATACATACCACATTCTGTTGATGATTTTTGATGAGCGTTAATATTTATCTTTATTTTATAATTTTCATTGTTCATATCACCTTGTTTTTGAATTTTATTCATCAAATTTTTAATTTCGTTATTTGGTTGACTCCCAAAACTATCATAAAATATGATTTCTTTAGTTTTAATATTCACAAAAAACGCATTCCAATGACTCCCAGATTGATATGAATAATCATTATTAAATATTGTACCGAATGAATCATATTTTTTTGATATTTCTTTTATGTCGCAATTGCATAGATCACTTAAGACGCAATCTCCACTTATATTTTTTTTGTCAAAATCTCTTGTTGTTGGTTCATAAAATTTAAATTTTGGATATTTTTTCTCGAAATATTTAAGAATATCAACAATCTCATTTGTACTCAACCATGTATCTGGTTTTTTATTCCAAGAATATGGTACTTTGGGGGCAAAAACATCATCCGCAATGTCATCTATTTTATTTTTAAAGTCATAATCCATTCGTGTAAGAATATTTTTCCATTTAGAATCATCTTCAGTGTTTAACCTTTTACCGAGTTCTTTCCATAATTTTGACTTTGATATTTTGCCTTGTTTATTAGTTATATCTTTTTTTTTAATTCTTTTATTGGTTTTAGACTTGTTCCATATTTTTTTAAGTTCATTTAATTTGTTTGTTGTGAAACAACTTATCTTTCTTGTTTTAAAATTAGAACATTTTTTTCTAGTTATTTTTTGTTTATACATAAGATTATTATTAGTAAAAAAATAATATGAGCCCGAAAAATTATTCTGAAAGTTACATTAGTGTTTTAGAGAATACTTACAATAATATATGTTTGGATGATATTTATGACAGGTTAATTACATTGCGTACTTTAAAAGGACATTCCGAGATTACATTAAAAGAATTAAAATGCAAATTAAGAGATTTAAAGAGAAAAAAAAGTTCTTCTTTGAAATCCGATTTCGAAATGTTATCAATAGAAAACGATACAAATGTTGTGAACAAAGATATAAAAATATTGATTGAAATAAATAAAGAGTCGTGTATTGATTTAGAAAAAACAAAGGAATTAATAAAACATTATATCAATCAATTAAGATCTATCCTATTGGAAATATCAGATAAACAATGTCTTTGAATAATTTGTAATGTCGTTTTTATTCATACAATTGTCACAATTATTACATTTGAATCCGTCTGTAGAATAATATGTACCTTGGAAATAATCTCTAATTAATCGCATTCGGCATATATTTGTATTCTTTACATAAAGTTCGATCCCTTTCATTTGATTTCGCTGTTTCGTTCTGAGATCATAATCTTCAATTTGTCTTAAGAATAAATTATTTATTACAAAATCACGCTTACTCCATAAAATACAACACGAACCCCGCATATTCTTTTTTCGAGCAGCCCTCCCTATCTCTTGACAATACGACTCCATATCTTTTGGTATTCCATAATGAATAATTGTCTCAATGTCAGAGATATCAATTCCCATTCCAAATGCAACTGTTGCTGCCAATACATCAATCTTACCTTGAGTAAATTTATTTTGTGTCGAATCTCTATTTTCTCTACTTAATCCTGCATGATAATAACCCGAAACAATTCCCCAATGGCTAAGAGCATTCGCAATTTTTTCAGTATCTTTTTGTGTTTTACAATATACAATCGTTTTTCCTTGTATCTTTTCTCTTATAATATTTATACTATTCTTAAAATCATGTTTATACATTACCGATAAATTCAAATTATCTCTTGTTGGAGAAACATGAATATATATAGGGTTTTTTAATTCTAAAACATTTGCAACTATGTTAATCGTTTCTTTTGTAGCAGTTCCAGTAACCGCCATAATAGGGGGTCTCTTTTCAAACCATGTGTTTATTTTTTTAAGATCAGTATAACTACTTCTAAATTCTGACCACGAAGAAATACAATGACATTCATCAATCGCGATTAGGGCGATGTGTTCTTTCATACCTTTTATCCATTCTTCTCTATTTAAAAAGTTTTCAGGTGTCATATATATTAAACACGGCAATTTCCCATCATAAATCTCCTTTTTCTTATCATGTGTTAATTGTTCATCATCCAAATCCATATTTTTACTAAACGATGTTACAATTGTACAGACATCTTTATATCTCCTTTGTTGATCTTTCATCAAAGATATTAATGGAGATATAACGATTACGGTTTTCATAAGAATCATATGTGGTAAAATATAACATATACTTTTACCAAACCCAGTTGGTAACACCCCGATTATATCTTTTCCATTCAAAACGGATGTAACGATCTCCTTCTGTTCTCTTTTTAATTTAGACAAACCTAATTTATCAAGATAGTTTTTTAGCGGGACTCGCATATGATTATTTTATATATATTTTCTTATTTTCAATCATTTTTACAATTTTATTTTAAGTGAGATGGTATATTGAAATACAAATAGATTGGATTTATACCATAAACCGTTAATATGAATGTGACATAAACAACTAATGATATCAACAGTATATCACATCTAAATTGTGTATTCTTATAATATATAAACACCACCAATGGTAGGATATGTGTTACATGAGAAATTATATTATATTTAATATATTTATTATCTGTTAAAAAATTTGGATATAAGATATAATTATACAACATTAAGGAACTCCCCCCTATAAAAACAAATAATGCAATCGAATACGTTGAAGGTAGAATATTTAAATAATACAAAAAATGAAAGATAAGAGCCCAATTTGAAAAAAACATGAAAAATATGGTACTGTATTTAGTTATGAAGTCTTGCATTGCTATATATTATATTATATTATTATTCCCTTGAATTTTTTGGAGCTAAGCACATTTTAATTTCACCTAAACTTCCTACACTATAACACACAATTAATGGATAATCATTCTTTAAATATACTTGAATTGTTTGACACAGATTTGTACATTTTGTAAATAAAGTAAGATATTTTAGAGAGAATACACCTTGAACAATTTCTATATCATCCTCATTAGAAACAACAGACATCCCACCATTTGTTGATTCCCCCAATATAGTTTCTTGTTGTGCAAATTCTCCATTGCATGTTAAAATAAGCTGTCCGGCCACAGATTTAATCTCTATTTCTTCAGAAATATTACTCATATCTCTACAAATTTTTTGAAAATCAGATGACTTCATACTGATGACTGATGTAAATTGAGCAGGAGGTACTGTAATTATTTCATTACTTAAATCCATCAAATTTAATTTGAATGTTGTTGATGCTCTTTTTTGCTCATTTTCTATCTTTATTCCTAAATGATTTATATCATCTTTCTCTATAAATAGCGTTAAGGTGTCATTATTTGTTATAGTTTTAATAAGTTTGAAAAAATTTACCATGTTCACACCTATTATTTGTTTGTGTGTACAATGAAATAGCTCAAAATTATCTTTACATAGGTTCATATGAACAAGTGTCGTATGTGTTGGATCCATTGATAATATTCTGATTCCATCAGGTGATATCTCCATATTTGTGTCTGGTAAAATTTCTTTTACAGCTTCGATTGTGCATTTTAATATTATAGATTGAATTGTTACGACTAAAACTGAATAACGATCTGTACATGTCTCCATTAGGGTATTCGTTGTTCACCGAGACCTTAAGCGATTTTTTTTTTAATAATCAATGTAATATGGGATTAGTAGTTGAAGTATTTGAAAGCTGTTTAGAGCATTATACTCAACCAAAGGAAGAAGCGAAAACGTCGAATACAACAAAATTAGTTAAATTTACAGCATTAGCTATAGTAATTTTGATAATTGCTATATTTGGTCAATTGCTTTGGAATATTTTTCTTGCTGGTGCCGGAAAAGGGATTGGATATTTTACATTTATAAAACCACTTCCATCGCCTCTTCATACAATTGGGGTTTATCTTACACTCGTGTTGTTTTTTGGTTCATGTTAAATTTCTATTAAAATTTAATGCCTGTTAATTTTGATAGCGAGGAAGGAAATACAATTAATGATCTTATTTGGTTTTGGGCATACAATAATAATGAACCCGGCTATGAAAACATTAATTTAGAAGGTGCATCACGTTTGGGATACAATAAAGATGACCAAATTGACTACTATATAAATTTTATTCTTGGAGTTCCTGGTTTTTTTATAGAACCAGAACCAGAGCCTGAACCTGAGTCAGAACCCGAACCAGAACCCGAACCTGAGCCAGAACGACATGATGTGTTTGCATCTTACGATAATGGAAGTGTCTATATTCGTGAGATTGATATAGAATTACAACTTACAAGTATACTTTTCGTATTTACAGGTATAAATACAGAGTTTACACATGATAATTCAATCAATCCTATATTCGATGACCTTGGTTGGTCTGTATATGTTAATCTTTATGAAGAATATACATATGTTTTATTATGGTCTGATGCAGAAAATCCTTATTTGATAGAATATAATTATACATCATTAGGATCACAAATATACAATTTTCCAACAGAAATAGTAAATAATAATATAATTCTTCTTTCTATTGAAAGTTGCTCTTTAATTGAATATGGTTTATCTACAGATATAACAATTCGTTCGCAAATAAGAGACCTTGTTTATGAGCCAGAGCCTGAACCAGAGTCGGAACCCGAACCTGAACCAGAACCACAGCCTGAACCAGAACCGGAACCCGAACCAGAATCGGAACCCGAACCAGAATCCGAACCCGAACCTGAACCCGAACCAGAACCAGAACCGGAATCGGAACCAGAACCTGAATCAGAACCGGAACCAGAACCCGAACCAGAACCGGAACCTGAACCAGAATCAGAACCCGAACCAGAACCTGAATCGGAACCTGAACCTGAACCTGAACCCGAACCTGAACCGGAACCTGAACCAGAATCAGAACCCGAACCTGAGCCTGAACCGGAACCAGAGTCAGAGCCGGAACCAGAACCGGAACCGCAACCAGAACCCGAGCCAGAAATTATCTTTTACGGACCTGAACCTGAACCTGAACCCGAACCCGAACCTGAGCCACAACCTGAACCGGAACCCGAACCAGAAATAATATGGTTTGACGATGATAGTTTTATAAAAAATTCACATATTATATCTGAATCTGGATTTTTATATGCACATGAAAATACAGGTTTAGTACGTGCTGAAAATTTCAAAACCGGGGATTATGATGACCATGCCATTTCTATATTTAATGATGAAAATTATAGTAATCTAATAGGAAAATTTACAATACTTTCACATAATGAAATACCAATATATGTAAAATTCGACCCACCATTTGATAACGAATCTTATGAGCAAATGTATTATACAATATATTCGTTATGGAATAGAATATATGAAGGAACTGGAGCTATACAATATGTAAATGATAATACAAAGGTATTTATCGAATTACCATACTCTACTATAGATTATACAGGATATAGAGTACTATTTAAAAACGATTTAACACCTTATACCATAACTGATTATGATCAAACCAATAAATCTGCTAGTTTTGATCCTATTAAAGTATTTTATACAATTGACTCAAATGGTGTAGATTGGGATTTATACAAGTAATTTAATTTTTTTATAAGAACGTAGTTTGGTGATTGATGGTTTGTTTAATTTGTTGTTCTGTTTTCTTGTTTTATATGTTTTTTTTAGTTTCTCTTTTTTTATATATTTTTTTGGAATGACACGTTTTATTCTCAATTGACTATATAATTTCATTAATTAACTATTTTTTATTTTTTGTTTTTTTCTTATATTTTTTTGTTTTTTTTATCTTTTTACGTGTATTTATTTTCTGTTTATTTTTTTTTTTGGAATGTTTCTTTGTTTTCAATTTTTTATGCGTTATTATTTGTTTTTTATTTTTGAGGTTACCACCTGGTTTATTCTGAGGATAACGCTCCCATAAAAGTAATTCATCTGCCCCATATAATATACCTCTTTTATGGTGTAGTGGTTTTATTGCGTTTTTCATAATGAAAGCAGCTCTTACTGCAGATGGTCTATCACCATTGGCTAATACTATCGATTCTTCATTATTCATAACTTTTTTGTAGCTTTCTACTTCGATGAAACCTGCATTATCGGCAATCGAAACCAATTCTTGACCAAAATCTCCAATCATTTTCCTTGATGATTTTTTTAATAATTCGACTAAATATTTTGGGTTTTTAAATATTTCCCAGCTTGGTTTGAGTTGTTGATAAAATACTAGTTCAATATGATTTAATAATAATTTTAATGTATTATTTGCAGATATTATATTTTTTTCTTCTCGACGGCTACCCTCTCCTAAATTAGTAGTTATATTACAATTATACAACGTAAGCCCGCTTTCCGACGAGTCCTCCTCCTTATGCATACCACCATCTGGGTTATTATAAATTAAGTAATAATTAGCTATACATTTTCCTTTTGTACCTTTTATATTAAAATTAAATTCAAAAAGATATCCTCCTTCTTCATTACCCGCTTTTAATAAGATGTCATGTTCTGCGTCTTTATAATCTTTTGAAGTACATGAGCCAAAAGTACCCTGTGCATCTAACAATGAAGGAAGTAAACATATTTTTTTTCCCTCGTATGTTTTTACAATTTTTGGTCCTGCAGGAGCCTTGGTTCCCATAGAATTATTAATAAATTTATGATAATTTGAAAAAATTTCACTTGAAGTTTTTTCTGGTTCTTCGAAATTTTTAAATGCTGTCAAGAGGTTTCTATCATGAGTTGTGGGGACTCTCCCAGTATTTGCTATATTTTCTAATATTTTTCTACTATTTTTAAAAAAATTGTTTTTTCTTTTGTTGTCGTTGGCGTCGTCGGAGTACTCCTCGTCTGTAATCTCCAAAACACTTTGTGTTATAACTGTTAATAAATTATTTACAATAGGGACGGCTTTGACTTCTAAAGCGCCGCCCTTCGGCTCTCGTGGTTGCTTTGGTATCTTTTTTTCTAATTGTATTCTTAAGGACGTTAAAAACATTTTCATATACTTTAAAATATCATCTAATGAATTTTTAACATGCATCCTGATTGTTCTGTATATTCTAGTATTGAATTGCTCCAAATTTAATGACCAGATCTGCTCATCGTCGGACATGTCCAAACGGTATGTTTCTTTTTTTAATTTTTCGAATGACTCATCTAGGACATTTTTATAATTAACAATGGCATTCCGTATTTTATTTAGTCTTAATCTAATAATGTTTATATTACGAATAGAGTTGGCCGCCGGTTGATACGCGTCGACGGACCACGAGGTATTGACGCGGGCCCCGAACTCGTCCACGCCTTTTATAAGGTCACAAAAAAATGGGATATATTCGAGATTCTCATGGAGGGGGGGGGCTTCTTCCCCGAGCGCCTCCTCCCCGTAGACCGGGTCCCAGAACACCTTGAGGGGGTACTCGAACCCAATCGTTCTCAAAATTGCAGACATATGTTTATCCCTAGCTTTCTTCTCCCGCCAAGGCGGCCACTTCTCGTTTTCATTGAGTTTCAGCTCTTTCAAATCGATCAGTTTTTTTTTTTTTGGTAAAAATTTATCTATAATTGCATTGCAATCCGCTGCATAAGCTGCAAAACGATCTTCTATATTAATCTTCTTTATTTTGTCTAATAATTTTATATAGTTTGTGGTGTCAATGCTTCCCCCCCTCCGTTTTCTTTTTGAG